TGGGAGGACATCATCACCGTTGCCCCTGGAAGATTGGCCGTTGTTGAATTTGCGTAGGTGACTCCGTTGGTTACGTCATCCAACCTGAAGTGAATTGTGCCGCCATTTGGAGCGCAATACATGCTGAACTCCAGCAGTGGGGAGCCAGTCACCAGATTCGACCCAAGGTTGATTGGCAGTGCGTTTCTGGTCGTACCGTCATGGGTGGCAAAACTCAATGCACCAGAGCCTGTGGCCGGGTCTGTGGTGATGTGAAAAAGGCCGCAATGTGGACCCGGAGGCGAGTCGCTGCCGACAAGGGCCGCAGACGCGTTGACTCCTTGTAGACCACAAAACAGTCTTACGGTTGAAGCAGGACAGGTAAGACGGAAGCGGGCAAAGAAGAAGAATCCTCCAGTGCCTGCCACGTTACCCCTAAAGAAGCACCTTTCGGCGTCGGTGTTGAATCTTGGGCCCAGAATTTGGTTTTGGGTTGCGGCCAAATTTGCGTAACTTGTGCGCCTGCCAGAGCTGGCTACGTCGCTGGCTGCTGGTGTAGGGTGGGACACCGTTCCATTGGAGTTCCATGCCGTTTGGAAGCTGTTGGAGCCCGTCCCAGTCGTGCCACTCTGGGGGTTAAACATCATGATGCTGTTGCTAAAAATGCTGGGCTGCAACAGCGAGGCGGCACCAGTCGGACCACGCATGGCTAGCATGAACCTATCAGCTAGGCCAGTTGGATATACAACAACGCTTGACGATTCGGCCGCTGCCGGTTCGGTGCCGGGTGCGGTTAGCTGAAGATTGTCGGAGATAATCTCAACATTCGCAGCGCCCGCAAATGCGCCTGCATTGTTATACTGAACCTGAGTGGTGCTGCCGCCTGGAGTTCCACCACCACCCCCGCCGCCCGTAGCCGCCAGTACGCCGCCAGTTAGTGTCAGGTTGGCGCCGATGCTGATCTCCTCGACCGCGCCCGTAGTTGCTGTGGTTCGACCCAGCAGGCGTGCCGTCGCCATGGTCAGGCCGCTGCTGCCGATGGCGCCAGCGGAGGCCCTGGTGCCGTTGTTGCCGTTCAGCTTTTGAATCGCCGTCAGGATCGAGTCGGTTGCGGAGATGGTCCCGGCGCCGCTGGCGTACCCGGTCAGCAGCGGCAGGTCCGCCACCACCAGGGAGCGGAACGATGGCGCTGCGGCCACACCCGTGGTCGGCCCAGCCCAAATCAGGTTTGGGCTTTGCGTGGCCAGGGTTGCGGTGAGCGTGCCGCTGCTGGTGACCGGGGAGCCGCTGACAGTGAACAGGCCAGGCAGGCTCAGGCCAACGCTGGTGACCGTCCCGCTGCCACCACCACCAGCGCCGGTATCGCCGCGGGGGATGGTGAAGTTGAAAATGGCGGCCGAACTGGTGCCGGCGTTCGTGACGCTGGCGGAGGTGCCAGCGGCTCCGGTGGTGACGGTGCCAACGGTGATGGTGGCCGCCGCTCCATTGGTGCCGTTGGTGCCAGCGGCGCCGGTGTCGCCTCGGGGGATCGTGAAATTCAGGACCGCTGCGCTGCTGGTTCCGGCGTTGGTGACGCTGGCGGAGGTGCCAGCGGCGCCGGTTGTGACGGTGCCGACCGCCACGGTTGCGGCTGTGCCGTTCGTGCCGTTGGTGCCGTTGGTCCCAGCGTCACCGCGCGGAATCGTGAACGCCAGCACGGCAGCGGAGCTGGTGCCGGTGTTCGTCACCGTTGCCGACGATCCAGCGGCGCCTGTGGTGACACTGCCAACGCTGACAGTGGCTGCCGTGCCGTTGGTCCCGTTTGCGCCTGGGGCTCCGATCAGCGAAACGCCAGAGCCCCACGCGCCGGCCGTCTTGGGGCCATACAGGCGTGTGGCTGCCGTGTCTAGATAAATGTCACCGTTGACGCCCAGGGCGCCGCTGGGTGCGCCGCTGCCGCTGAGGATGGTGTTGCCGCCGCCGCCGCTGCCGGTGGAGAAGTAGCTGAGCGCGCTCCAGCTGCTGGCACCGTCGCCGATCTTCAACTTCCTGGCGTCAGTCTCAAATCCCCATTCACCCTGCAACAGGACAGGGTTGGCTGCCGTCCAGTTCGCCGCCGTGTCGCGGCGTATAACAATGCGGGCCGGGATTGTTTGGCTCATGCGCCGCCACCGTCGTAGAGAGTGCCGGAGGCCAGCGCGGCGCCACCGTCCAGGATGTAATCAATTGCGGGATCTGGATCCATCTTCACCAGCGGCACCCGGCAGAAGCTGCCGTCGTCGAAGCGCTGCGGCTGGGTTTCAACCTTGTAGCTGGTGCCGTCAACCGTTACCAGGTCGCCATAGCTCAGGCTGCCGAAGGTGGCTGTGGGCACGGTCAGCAGCAGGTCGATCACGGTGATCTCACCGCCAAGGATCATCTCGGAGTTTTGAGAGAGAAAGCCTTGCCCGGTGACAGCGCCAGCAACAACGCTAACGCTGCCCAGGCGGTCAAAGGCCACCCGATTGGCTGCTGCCGATAGGGTGGCCCAACCCATCAGAAGGAGCCGTTAAGGCGGACGTTGGCGCTGGTGTCGCCGGAAGCGTAGGCGGCCACGAACACACCGATTAGCGTGTTGCTGCCGACGGTGGCGGTGACGTTTTTGTTCGTGTTGTCCCAGTAGCACTTGGCGCCAAGGGTGGCGGCGCCGGTGGCCTTGGGCAGGGTGAACACGCCCTCAAGTTCAAAGCTGCCAACCTCGGCGTTGGCCAGGGCGGTGACGGCGACGCCGAAGATGGAGCCGATCAGGGCGCCACCGCCAGAGGCGACGGCGTAGGGGGCGGCAAGGGCGAGCGTATTGCCCGCTTGAATGGAGTTTTTCACGGTGGGTTACCTCGGGGGTGGATGAATGAAGGGCCGGGATCACCGGCCCAGGTCAGGATCAGGCGCCGGTGGAGCGGTAGATGAAGCGGTAGTCCTTCACTGCGCAGCCGAAGTCGAAGCGGGCCAGCAGGGTCAGGCCATCAGGATCCCGCTCGGTCACGGGGGTGATGGTCGGGCCGGGCTCGTCGGCCAGGTAGCCGTACACCAGGCCTTCCACTTTGCTGGGGGCAGAAGCGGCGTACCACTGGGTGGCGGAACCATCAAGGCGGGGCTCGACGATCAGCTGCATCGCGCCGGCGTAAACGTTGGGGCCGGCTGCTCCGGTCAGCGCTGCAGGGGCGTAGCCGGTGGGGTACAGGAACTGCAGGGCGGTGGCTTCCAGATCGGTGGGAACGATCAGATAATCCGGGGTCAGGTTGACCGTCACACCCGAGATGTCCGTTTGCTTGCGCATGGCCTTCTTGGCGGCGTTCATGCCGGCGATGCCAATCGCGCCGGTGCCGGTGTTGTTGTGGCCAGCGGCAAACAGGGCCTGACCGTCAACGGAGACGGTGGCGTTACTGGTGATCAGCTGCCAAATCAGGTTGGACTCAAGGCGGCGGAAGCCGCGGCCCAGATACTCGGGGGTACGCTCCAGGGCGCTCAGGTCGTCGTTAATGATCGCTTGGCGGGAGATGGTCACCTTGCGGGCGTAGGTGGCCAGCTTCCAGGTGGCCTGGGCTTCCTGAAGGGTGCCCTTCTTGTACTCGCCACCTTCGAGCAGGAGCTCAGGGGCAAGGTCAGCAGCCAGCACCAGATCGCTGGCCTGCTTAAAGTCGGGCAGGTTACGCTGCTTGGCGAGGGGCTTCCAGGTGTGGGGCTCTTCCTCATAGGCAGCGGTCAGGGTCTTTCCGGCCAGGTTGGAGAACAGCAGCGGGAAGTCCGACGTGCTGTGCATAGCCATTGCCACCAGGTCGCTCTTTGAGCGGCCGGCGGTGTTGATGCCGCGGCTCTCAGCGAAGATCCGCACGCACTCCATCAGGGAGTAGCCGCGGTACTGCTTGCCAGCGTCGCCGATCTTGGCGCCGGGGTTGATGCGGGCTTCCAGCATCTCGCCGATGCCGGCCATCACCGAATCACCAGCGTCGCGGGTGACCTGGATCCGAGCAGGGTGGCCAGCGGCACCGGCCCGGCCTTCGATCACGGAGGCGTGAGCGGTCACGATGTCCATGGCGACTTCGGTGAATGGCTTGCCGCCGTCAACCATGGCCTGCACCACATCGGCAGCCAGGCCAGCCGAGGCGGCGCAACGGCGGATGTCGGTCTCGCGGCGCAGGGCGGCAACGGTGGCGGATTCGGTGGAGGCGGCCACAGGCTGGGGAGCCTGAGCCTGGACGGTCACAGCCTCAGTCGCGGCGGCTGCCACGGGCTGCACCTCAGTGGTCGCGGCCGGTGCGCCCCCGGCCTGAGATTGCGAAGTCATTGGATTCCGGGAGGGATTGGGGTTTTCCTCTAGGCTCAGGCTACCGATTGCATCTGCCCAGGGCTTCAGCAGGGCGGCCGGGGCATTGGTGAATCGATCAGCAGGCAGGCGCGGCACGCTGGCGCGCACATCAACCGGGGCCACAACCTCATCGGCCAGGCCCGCTTCAACCGCGGCAGCTGCGGTGAACCACGTCCCGGCACCAGCGCCGGCGGCCATCCATTGATCTATCTGAGTCTCGGATGCGCCGGACTTGCGGGCGTAGGTCTGGCGGTAGCTGGCGCTGTAGGTGTCGAGCAGGTTGGCCGAAGTGCGCAGGGATTCGGCATCGCCGGCCGCCATGCTCCAGCAGTTGTGGATCATCATTAGGGCGTTGTCGGGCATGACCACCCGATCGCCCGCCATGGCCACCATGGAGCCGGCGGACGCTGCCACGCCATCGATCACCACCGTCTTTTTGCCCTGGTAGCGGGCGAGGATGTCGTGAATCGCCAGGCCCTCGCCAGCGTCGCCGCCATAGCTGAACAGGTTGATGGTCACGTCCCGGCCGCCGGCCTGCTCCAGAGCTTGGGCCACGTCGGCGGCCAGTACATCCATGCCCACGTCGCCATAAAGCTGGAGCACCGGCGCCGTAGCTGCCGCCTTCACCGTCACACCTAGAGCCATAGCCAAGCCAGTCGCTGGCTTCAGGCTACGGAGCCTGAGCCGCTAGGGCGCCGCAGGTGGTAGCTCCACCGGATCGTCTTCTGCATCACTCCCGGGATCGGGCGCCGAGCTGATGAAGCCCGACCCCACCGGCCGCGCCTGGGTTACGCCGCTGTCGCTCACCAGGCCAGGGTCCACGCTCAGGGTCAGGCCGGCCGTCTTGGCGCGCTGCATGTCGGCGCTGAGCTCGGCGATCACCTCTTCAGGCACATAGCCAAACGACCGCTGCACTTCGGACAGGCTCATGATCCCGGCCCGCACCGCGTTAATCAGCGCCGGGATCTCGCGGGTCGGATCGATCATCTCGCGCCTTGGCGGGGTGTGGGTCCAATCCATCGGGCCCTTCAGCAGGCCCACCATCCGCGCCACCTCGTCATGCCAGCGGCAGACCGGGGCCAACATTCCCGGCACGCTGACCTTGCCGCGCAGGTAGGCGATCCGGCGGGAGAACTCCAGCCAGCCACCACGGAAGCTGGAGTAGTTGACGTTGCTGAGATCGCCCGTCATCGATTCGTAGGTGATCTCATAGGCCGCTGCCACTGCGTGGGCGTACTCGCGGTGCGTGCTCACGAAATCGCCGGAGCTCGGCGGACTGAACGCCTGGAAGTTGCGCCCTGGGGGCAGGTGCTCCACCGCTCCAGGCTCGATGGTGTCGAACGCAATGCCGGTCTTGTTTGGGTCTTGCTCGCCGTCCATGTCGGTGACGACGCCAAAGAAGCACGCGGCGATCTTGTCCTTCATCTGCTGGGCGGCGCGGATGTCGCCCATGTCCCGCAGGGTCAGAATCGCCGCGGTACCAAATGGCAGGCCCATCCGCTGGCCGGCGCGGCGAGAGTCAAAGTGCAGGCTGATCTCAGCCTTCGGCACGAAGCTGCTCTGAATCTTGATGCCTGTCGCCAGCAGCGACTCACCGGGGTGCTGGTCCCGGATCCAATAGCCTTGCAGCCGGCCGCTGCTGTCGAACTGCTGGCCAAACAGGATGTCGATCCCATTGTCTTTGTTGAAGTCCAGCCAGTCAGGCTCCAGCATCTGCACCTGGAGCGGCGCAATCCCGTAGCGCTCGAACAGTTCAGGGTTGACCCGCTTGCGCACTAGCACCGCGCCGCGCACGGCGGTCGTCCTGGCGCCCACGGCTTGGTTCCCGTACCAGTCATGGATGCCGTAAAAGTCGGACTCTGGCGTGTCCGCCCAGCGCTTCCACGCCAGGTTGTACCGGCGGGTCGCACCCTGCGGGGTGCTCATGATGCCATCGCCGATCCAGTTGTTGACGATCACGCCGATGGCCCTGGAGGCGTAGGCGTCGTTATCGGCCAGATCCTGGTGGCGCTTCACCAGCCAGTACCACGCCTGGCGCAGGTCGCCGTTGGGGCCGCTGTTGCTGGCCCACCAGCCACTGGTGCGCCGCGTTTCCTTGGCCGCCTCGAACTCGCCCAGCACGCGCCGGGCGCTCTCAATATCCCGGGCCTTTCTGCGCTTTCCCATCAGGTGGGCCTCGTCATGCCGTAGTAGGTGCGGCGGAGACGCACGGTCGTGGTGGGCTCCAGTTCGGCAGCCATGCCCTGCTCAATCCGGCGCATCTCATCAAGGCTGCGATAGGTCAGCTGCCGGCCGTCACTGAACCGCACCTGCAACACGCCCTCGGCGATTGCAGCGCGCAGATCCGCCAGCTGGGTGGAGGTGTAGGCCATAGGCTCAGGCTACCGAGCCAGCCAGCCGCGGCGGCTGGGTTTGCTGGTGGCTTCGCTGCTGTTGAGCCAGCCGCTGCGGCGCTGCTCATCAGGCTGGGCAGGCTGAGCCCGGGTCGGCGCAGGGCCGCCCAGCTGCGCTTCCAGCTGATCCCACATCGTGGCCCGGTTGTAGCGGCGGGCCACCAGCTGCAGGGCGGCGTAGGCCATCCTGGTGCAGTCGCCGGCTTCGTCGCGGGAGCCAGCAGGTAGCACCCAGCTGTAGGTGGTTTGGCCTTTGTCGCGCTTTGGCATTCGCTTCCAGGGGAACAGCTCGGCCAGGAATTGATCGGTGCTGGCCATGCCGAAATGCAGGTAGCCGGGGCCCGGTTGTTCATTGCGCAGGCGGCCCTGGAGGTGGTTCACGCTGGCGTCGTAGCCGACGTTGAACAGCAGCACGCCGCGC